GGGGGACCAACGTGCCATTGCCGTTTCAAAACGATGAAAATGGTTTCTTCGAGGTTGTGGGCATCTCCGTGGCCTGTTCCATCGTAGCCATCATTGGCATGTGGAAAAAAGATCTTTTCTGAGATAATAACTACAATAGATATGCTGAAAGCTGGCTTTAGGCCAGCTTTTTTGTCTCTAATATAAGTAGTTCTACATGGGAGATATCTGAGGTTACCTATATTCAATTGTTGCATATTTCAATACAAATCTGCTATAATATACCATTATGGAGAGGTGTCCGAGTGGTTTAAGGAGCTGGTCTTGAAAACCAGTGACTCCGCAAGGGGCCGTGGGTTCGAATCCCACCCTCTCCGCCACTTAATCAAATAATTATTAAAAGTACTATGGAATGTCTGTTAAACCAGATATCCTGTAGTACTTTTCTTATTTTTATATGTTCGTATATGTTCATAAAAAATCGTATATATTTTAGTATTTTTTCCCCTTTTTATCCCCTTATTTTCCCCTTTTTTAGAATTAAATATTTACATAAAGAAAGCACCTTTAACAGGTGCTTTCTTACTATACAGATAATGTATCTAAAAATCGTTGTTCTTGCTCTTTCATTTCTTGTGTAACATGAGTATACGTAGATAATGTCGTTTTCGGTTCATTATGTCCTACACGTTCCATAATTGTTTTTAATGGAATATTGGCTTCTGCTAATAATGAAATATGTGTATGCCTAAAGGTATGTGTCGATACATGCTTATGGAAAGGTATACTCTTTAATAATTTATTCAAAAATTGAATATCGTAGGGCTGACCTCCATCTGTAACGAAAATATAATTATCTGGATTATCGTATTTATCCATGATTTGTTGCCTTGTATGATTGAGTTGAATGAAATACGCTAGAATCATTTGTGCTGGCTTACCTAATGTTACACGTCTAAATGAGTATTCATTTTTCGGTGCTAGTCTTTCGTTCTTTTGTGATAGGGTAACATTTACTTCTATATATTTTTCTTTAGCATTATAATCCTGTACTCGTAATGCTCGTAATTCACCGATACGTAAACCAGTTAGTGAAAGAAACGTAAATAATTTAGCTGCTCTAGGATTTTTTTGTTCTACTTTATCTAGTAATTCATCTAATTCAGATTTAGATAAAAACTTACCTTTTATAGCCTGTAATTGCTCTGGTGTTTTTGTAGGCTTACGTAACACAATATCGTCAAACATATCGATAGTTGATATATAACCTACTCTTTTTCCATACTTATAGGCTTGTCTTAAATAACCATAGGTAGCTTTTACATAGGACCAGGATAATTGCGTTAATTTTTCATTAATCACTTTCTGAATATGTATCGGTTTTAATTCTGTAGCTACGATGTCTGGATTAAACCATTTCTTAATAACTGAAGCATATTTATCTATATTTCGTTGTGTAGTCACTTTTCGTATATTACGTTCAGAATCTGCAAATTCATCAATAAGTTGACCTAAAACTATGGATTTTTTTATAGTTAAACCATTTAAGATAGCTTCTATTTTATCCTGTAGTTGCCGTTGTATTTCTTTCTGTACGGCTTTACCTGTTTTAGAGGACGTAATATATACTTTTTTATATTTATGGGTTAGAGGGTCTTTATAGGTTTCGCCGTAGCGATAAGACACACTACCATTTTTTAATGTCCTTTCTTCTATAAACATATGCATTATCTCCTTAACATATTGACGACAGTTAATACAGCTTCAAATTCTTCATCTGTTAATGTATCTAATTTATTAAGCATTTCATCTCTCATAGCTTGTCTAGTAGACGATATCATATGTGCTGAATCTAATACTTCTATAATATTAGGTGCATCTAATAAATATTGAAGAGCTTCTACGATATAACCAGGTACATTCTTGACTAAGCCATTTTCTAGCATCGTATAGGCTGTTCTCGTATAGCTCTGTGCATGACCATGTTTAACTAAAAATTCTTGAATTTTATCAGCCATCTGTTGTTGTGTTTTGAATCCTTTGGATAATCTTAATTGTTTTAATTGAATATTTTTCATTTGTGGATTCCTCCTTTTATCTTAGTATACTGGATATGAAATAAAAAGTCAATGACTGTTCTTGACAAATAATTGTATATGCATTATTATGATAGTGAGGTTTTTATTTTATTGGGAGTTATGGCTAAGGAGGCCATAGCGTATGCAACAAGAATGGGCTAGTGTAACTAACCTAGCCAAACTATTTGATATCGGCAGAACTAAAACAACTGCTTTAGTACATCAAATGGAGCAAGACCCAGAATATGACGGAATGGTTATTTCATTTTCTCATAAAAAGAAGACGATTAACATAGCCGCCTTTCAAGACTTTCTAGTGAAGAAAGTACACAACCAATGGTTATCTTAAAATTTTTTATTTTGAATGTGATTAAGAAATACCAGTAGGTAATATTAGGGTGACGAACAAAAATATTAATTCTATTCTTATATGAAAATTTTGTTCTCGTAAAATATTTTTGCTTGTCACACACTAATATACATCTTGTTAGGTAATATACAGGGTGAAGCATTAAAAAACACTATGTTTTTTAGTCACATTCTTATTATTTTAGAAGTCATTCATTATGAATGCAGAAGGAAAACCAAATATGACTAGATTAGAAAAATTACAAGAAAAAGTAGCTGGTAGATTTGAAATTATTGAAGAAGTAGCTTTTGACCATGAAAAAGGCCATCAATACCATGTACTGAATTTAGAAACATGGGAAGAAGAAATTCGTTGTACTGGTGAATTAACTGGAACGAAAGATACCTCTTTTAATAATTATGAACCTGGTAGACGTTATAGTGTTTCTACACATGGTATGTCAGATACTCCATTCTATCATCAATGGAAGCAAATGAAATCCAGATGCAATAATAGTACGCAACCATATCACGGAACGTATTCTTTATTAGGTTACTGTGAAGAATGGGAAAACTTCGATAACTTTAAACGTGATATGTATGATAGCTATAAACCTGGTTTAACTATCGATAGAATTGATAATACTAAAGGCTATTCTAAAGATAATTGTCGTTGGGCTACTCTTAAACAACAACAACGCAATAAAATAAATAATACGAAGATGCCTTTATTTGATGAAATACCATTAACTGTTAATGTAATTGATATGGCTGATGCATTTGGTTTAAATACTATGACCTTACGCAAACGGTTAGAAAATAATCAATCTCCTATGCAAGCATTAACGAAACAGACAAATAAACAAAAAGAACGTATGCAAGCTATGACTCCAGAAGAACAATATCAATTTATTTGTGAATCTAATAAAATCTTAGAACCTATTTTAGAAGAAGCATTAGAACAATATATAAATTGGTATGATAATCAATTACATGCCTCTGAAATGAAATAATTAGAAGATACCCTCTATGTTATGTAGAGGGTATTTTTTATGTATTTTCTATTGTTTTTTCATAAGCTAAACCTGCTTCAGCAGCTACTATTGAAATATAATAAGAGCTATTAAATTATCATTGCTTTAAGGCCGCTTAACTACATATGCTCGGTCTATTATGATAACTCGGCCTTTCAGATAGTATAATTCGTACTAATACCTTCTTTTTTATTTAAATAATAGTTGTTTGTTATTATGTATCATTTTATCTAGTAAAGTACAAAAAGTGATATAAAAACCTGTACTTTTTTTATACTTTAACCATGCCATTAAGATGTAGTATGTTCTTGTTTTAATTAAGATATATTCAGCCATCATTATATGTGACTAATTTTCTTAATCAAGAACACTCACCAGGGCAGTTAATGGTATCTGTTAAATAAAAAATACTCTTATTTTAGGCTAACATATATTATCTTGTTTAGGAAATATTCAGAAATCTGTAATATGGCTAATTTTCTTAGTCAAGAGAAGAACAGAGTGATATTTTGCCGCCTTAACTGAAATATCTTCGGCAACTGCTCTTGTAGACTATTTCTTGTACAGGAAAGCGTTAATGCTGGCCGAAGCGTTAGCATAGCATATCTAAATTAAACTCCCTGTACTTCTTTTGATTAGAACCTAAAATACATACTAACTCTCCGAATCTGTCAAAAAAGGGCATTTTCTCGTTAGGATTAAAAATTAAGTGTATTTTAGTCACATATTGAGTTATTGAGGCATATTAAGAAAAACTACCACTAAATTGTATGCTTCTTTTGAATAGAGAAATAGCCACATAGTTTTTTACTGAATATTTCTTAATAAGAGCAACAACATATAGTATAGCAATCATTATTTAAATAATATTCTTAATAGCAATACCATATTAATTATTTAACACAAATTATAGCTAAAATAATTAGTTTTAGAGTTTTACCAGATAATCAACCACATAATATCTAAATAACAATATTTTAGGTATAAAAGTAGCAGTTTTTTTACACATTAATAGAAACTACACAAAAAGTTGCCCTCCTATAATTTAATAGAAGGCCAGGGTTATGCTAAACTACTCGATTATGCTAGACGTGCTGGCCTAGTATATACAATTTACAAAAAAATTTTTTATCTAACACTTAATAAGAAACTTAATAGGTAATATATAGGTGACCAACAAAATTACTACTACAAAAATATTTTCTACTCAATATGTATTTAATAGAAACAGATATAGGTAGTATTAAGGGTGAAGAATTTAAGATACGCATTATGATTATGAAACAAAACCACATAATGTATTAAGATATCTTTATTTAAATTTAAAACTAAGATGTGATATTCAAATAAGCTTACCAGTAATATGTAGTTGTAGATATGACATACAATAGCTTCCGCATCATATATATGAAATAACAACCTATGATGTATTAAGTGAAGTTAGCAGACGATGTGTGTTCAGTCGATAACTCTCCTTCACCACATCTAAATTTTAAACGAAATTTTTCCTATATTCTATATTCTAATATATAGCATTATTTTTGCTCCTACTCAAAATAATGTTTTATGCTGACGTATACAGGGGAAAATAGCACTTTAGTACACTAAAATCCTTCCCAGCCAGCTGGGAGAAAAGATAGGAAAAACTCCAAATAGATGGGAAACTTTTTTCAAATAAAATAGTACTAAAAAACATATAAAAATATAGATACTATCTACGTTAAATACAATTTTTAATATGAAAATACAAAAAAATAAAAATATCTCAAAAATAAGATATTTGATGTTAGGTAATATGTAGGTGAAGACAAAAAACATATATTCTGTATCTTCTATATTCTTGTATAAAAGAATATTTTTAACCTTTATTGTTTAATTAATAGTCAGATACGTAATATATATATCGAAGAACAAAAAAACATATAATTCATAACAAATGTACGAAATAATAAAAAAAAGATATTGACAGTCAATGACATTTAGCTTATGATATATGTGAAGTAGAAAAAATGAGAAAAAATAAATTTAGCTGAAAGTCAAAAAAAGTCTTATATTCTATATTCTAATATATAGCACTATTTTTGATGGTAGACAAAATAATATATTAATACGACGTTATGGTCGTAAAATCATTATTTTATATCGTAAATCTTTCCCAGCCTGGTAGGAAAAAAGATAGTCAAAACTTCTTACAGATGGGAAAGAAAATTAAAAATTGAAAGGTAATTCTCATGGCTAAAAAACCAGATACAAAAAAAGAATTGAATCGGTTTATAACTGATAGAAAGAAATTTTTCACGAATAACTGCAACTACATTAAGATTTATGACAAAGATGCAGAAAGTTATTATTTCTTATCTAATAAAGTATTAGGTCGATTAAATAATGCTAACTATGCTATGTATACTTTTTATTTAGCTCAATACCTAAATAAAGAAAATAAGTTAGTTACTATTGATGAGAAAAAGAAAAAACCGCTTCAAAAACAAGATATTGTTGATATCTTATCTGAACGTTTTGAAGTAGCTAAAAAAACAGTAGAAAATTATCTATCTGTTGCTAAGAAGGCTAATGTATTAATTAAGACACAAGGCAATGAATTAGTTAAAAATGTGTATGTTATGAACCCAGTTGCATTCAATGCTGGTCATAGTGTATTTTTTGCAGAATTAATGTTCTATTTCCCAGATGATTTAATTCAGTTATTATCTCCATATCAATATTTAGCTTGTGCAAAAATTGTTAATGTTGACTATCCAAAAGTAAATGAATGCAAATACTTATCCATGATTGATAGAACACGATATAACATTGACAAAATTATGAACGGTGAAATGTTTGAAGTATCCGCAGCGAATGAAACAAAAGTGCTTATGTCATGGACTAAAGCAAAAGCTTTTATTGAAAAGAATGGTATCTCTGATATTTTAGGCTTACCAGTCAGAACTAGATTCAATTGCATCTTCCATAAAGATGATAAACAACTTGCAGTAGTTATTTATAAAGACGGCAAGGAAAGATATTATTGTATGAATGATGAATGTGTATCTACAGATGAACGTAGAGGCTTAGATGTATTTAATTTAATGTATATGCTTATGGGTACTGAAGAAGACACAGAAAATCAATTTAAAATGGCTATGGAATATTTAGCCGCCCTATATAACATTGAATTAGACGAAACAACAATTAGTATCTTTAATGCTTCGCAAAAAGAAAAAGATTAATTTGTGATTAATAAAATAGCTCCATAGTAATATGAAGGGTGAGTAGACAAAATAATGAAAATAAATGACACGTAAATAATTAACTAATATAGATTGGAGAAAAAACAAATGCCAATAACTGAAGAACAACGAAATAGAAGAGCAAAAGAAATTAAGAAAAATATCAAACGTTTGGAAAAGAAATTCGACAGGTACTTATTTGAAGATATCATGACTAACGAATACAGTTATGAAGAAAGACAATCAATGCTAAAAGGAATTGTCTTTGGTGAATTTAAAGAATTTTTGCCTGTCTCTTGTGGCTTTGCTGGTTTCGAACATAACGATGATGATTATGAATTTTCAGTTTGTGCTACATTATATAAAGATGATGTTCTTTACAATTGTATTTATCTTGAAGGTCGTTTTCATGTATACACTCATGTAACAACTCATGTTTGTTTATTAAGCTTCCCAGAAAGCATCTACAATAGAAAATATGATGACGAAGATTAATTAGTCAAAAAAATAAAAAAATTAAATATCTAATGTGATTAAGAAAATCCTTTCTCGGTAATGTGAATAGTGAAGAGGCCGTTAAGGGATGTATACCACATATATCTTAGGAGCCAAAATAGTAAAACATAACATATGGCTCCTTTTTTATATGTAAATTCCTTATACAGCAAAATTACTAATCCAATTTATTTACCCAGAAAGTGATATAAAAAACCAATGAAAATTTCAACTATTATTGATAGTAGTAAAGTATTAACTAAAGAAGAAGAAAAAATATTATTCAAAGAATATTATGAAACACCATCTAATAGACGAAAAAGAGAAATCAAAGACACTATTGTATTAGCTCAAAGTCGTCACATTATTTCCATAGTACAGGTTTATAGAGATAAAGGTGATATTGAAGATTTATTTCAAGAAGGTATGATTGCGGTCCTAGAAGCCTTTCCTAATTATGACTATACACAAGCTGCTTCTTTTATGACTTACACAAAACAAGCCGTTATTAGACAAATGGCTAAATATTTAAGACGTACTAAGGTAATGAAAATATCTGAACCAGCTGTTAATAAATTACGCAAAATAAATAAAGCCAAACAATTATTAGAAAGACTAAAAAAACCAATTACGACTACAGAAATAGCTAAACTTACTAATATTCAAGAAACAACAATTATTTCTATATTAAATGCTATTTCTACTGTTGAATTAAATGTAACGTCCTTAGACGAAGGCGAAGAATTAATTGATACGATTATCGATAGAGATGCAGAAGAACAATTAGAAAATGCATTAAATGAAGCGGCCTTTGGTTATATTGATATGAGTATATTAAGCCCTACAGAATTTGCTACTCTTAATGGCTTATATGTAGAAGATAAAACACATGCAGAAATAGCTACAGAATTAAAATTGACAGAAAAACAAATCCGCATGACAGAAGTACGTGCTATGAGATTAATTGAAAGACAATAAATAAATAATAATTAATAGAAAGGTAATATGACTAATGAAGTACACTAAACAACAAAAAGAATTAATTAAAGAATTATTAGATAATTCACCTAACTATATTGAAGAACCACTCTTCGGAGAGGATGAACCTTATTACAATCTAAAGAAAGCTCGTAGATATCTCGAACAATATCGAAACGCCAAGCTATCTTTAAAACAATCTGATGCTCTGGTTCAGTTATATCAACAAGATATATCTAAAATCGGCGACGAAGAATTACAATCTTTGCTTATTCAATACCAAGAAATAGAAAAAGAAGCTCAAAGAGAATATCTTAAAGTACAGCAACAAGTGATAGCCACAATTAATCAATTAGATAATGCTAGACATAAATTGCTTCTTACTAGCTATTATTTATTAGGAATACCAATGGCTAATATAGCGATAGAATGGAAAGTCGCTGGCTCTACTCAAAAAGGATGTACGCTTCGTTTTATTCAAATCGTATTATCTAAAGCATTAAAAGATATCTGCAAATTACTTCAAGAAAAGGAGAACCCAATCATATGACTATTATGTTTATTATATTAGCAATAGTATTTATTTTAATTTACAACCTAGATTATTAACGGAAAGGATATAAAATGGACTTTTACAATTGGTACACACCATCTAATAATTTCATCATCCATGACTATATAGATGAAGCTCCTCATAATCCTCCGCTCAAAAAATACTCCATGCATTTCTTTTTTTTAAAACCATTACCGCCAACATATATAAAACGCCTGGAACAACTTAATATATTCGACTGCTATTGTTATAACCCAAACATTATTAAAGGTATTTCCTTCTACTCTAAATCATTGAATCTCTATAATAAAGAATTAATTTCTCTCCTAAGAGACATTGATACATATTTTAGACTCCAACATAATGAAGAACCTACTCCTAATAAATGGAAATTAATTCGCACATTAAAAACTGGTGCAAAAGAAGAAAAGCGTATTTCCCAATCTACTGTATATCTTGATTAAATTAATAAGGAGAACATAATACTATGCTTACTCAATATTTCACATTAATAAATCTTGCTTCTATTATTTTATTCTTAATGATGATTTTATTATTGTACGTGATACTCGCTAATATATTCGAATATATGTTCTATAAAATAAAATCCAGACAATATAATGTATTTAAACATATCTCTCTAAAAGAAACTAAACATGATTATATATATACTGTAAATGATTTACCTTCAGATATGATGTTAGGACCAGAACAAGATGTATTAAAATATACGACATATGACGGCGGCGAATTTAAATACCATGTGTTTAAATCCAATATGCCTAAACAATCTCTTATACAAGCTCTATCTATTATTGACTATAAAATAGATAATTATTTAAAACATAAAGAATACCATCGTACAGAAAATATATTTAAGAAAATAGACGAAGAATTTAACCGCTTAGGACTTCGCTAATTTTCATGAGTATTCATATACTACCACGCAATATCGTTAGTGTAGAAGCAAAACAAGTTTAATTCTTTTTTTTAGTCATATTTGTTTTTACATGAAACCTCCTTTCTAACATAAATTTCTTAGCCAAAAGTCCATAATTATATATCCTCCTACAATATAATTTAAAAAAATCAAAGCAAAAAAGAAAAAATACCCTCTTTTAATTAAGAGGGTTATTTTTTTACCCTAAAATAAGAACAAATGTTCTATCAATTAAAAAATCAATAGTTTTATAGCTATTTTCTTTATTTTTTATCTTAAACGATAAATGATAACAACACATATAAAAAAACATTTATTTTAACTATCTATATTTCAATTAAAAAAATGAGGTGAGACTAATTGCACTCAAAAAAAATGACAAAGGTAAATTAATAATTGATGGCTATGTGCTAACAAGAAAACAAGCACTTTTTTGCGAAGCATATGTCTCAAATGGCAATAATGGTTTCGATGCTGTTAAAGCTGCTGGTTACTCACAAAAAACATATAAAGTCATTTCTAATATGGCAACAGAGAACCTTGCAAAGCCTGGCATTAAAGCCTACATTGACTATTTACAAAAAGCCTCTGGATGTTCTGATGAAGACCGAATAAAAAAAACAGTTATTTCAATTGAAGAACGTCGTGAATTATTAACTAAGTTTGTAAATGCAGATGATATTAAATATGCAGATAGATTAAAAGCACTTGATTTATTAAATAAAATGGATGCTGCTTATGAACAAAAAGTCACTATGAATACAACTATTAATAATCCACTACAAAATTTATCTACAGAAGACCTTCGTTCTCTCGCTACAAATCTAATTGAGAATAAGAAGTCTTAATAATCCTTATGTAGTTTTTAACATATATGAACATATACGAACACTAAAAGGAGGTGATACGAATTTCTTCTGATATCCAATTGATAATGACACCACAACTCGAAAAACATATCACGTATGAAGCTAAATTAGAATTAGCTCGACGTGATTTTTTTGATTATTGTGAATTAATGGCTCCAGATTTTTATAAACGTTCCAGACAGTATCTTGTTCAATTGGCTAATACCTTACAAGAATTCGTATTTAATTCTCCTAAAAAAGTATTAGTTATATCTATACCACCTCGAACTGGCAAATCAAGAACTGCATCATTATTTGCGGAATGGACGTTCGGTAAAGACCCTACTAAAAAAATAATGACTGGTTCTTATAATGAAACACTTTCTACTCAATTTGCTAAAACAGTACGAAATACAATTCAAACACAAAAAGTAGAACCATTTATACCAGTTTTTTCTGATGTATTTCCAGACGTAAAAATAAAACAAGGTGATGCAGCTATGAATATGTGGTCACTCGAAGGTCAATATTCTTCTTACCTAGCTACTTCACCATCTGGTACTGCAACTGGCTTCGGCTGTTCTTTAATGATTATTGATGACGTTATTAAAAATGCACAAGAAGCTAATAACCAATTAACGAAACAAGCACATTATGATTGGTTTACGAATACAATGCTATCTCGTTTAGAAGAAGGCGGAAAAATAATTATTATTATGACACGCTGGGCTTCTGATGATTTAGCTGGACGTATTATAAATCATTTTAAAGATGATGCTGAAGTGATTTCTTTAAAAGCCTTACAAGATGACGGCACGATGTTATGTGATGAAGTATTATCCAGAGATTCATATGAAGAGAAAAAGAAATTAATGTCGCCAGATATCTTTTATGCCAATTATCAACAAGAACCTATCGATTTAAAAGGTCAATTATATACATCATTTAAAACATATGATTCTCTTCCACAATTTGAAAAAATACAGTCTTATACAGATACAGCCGATACTGGTTCTGACTATTTATGTTCTATTATATATGGCATTTATCAAAAAGAAGCCTATATCTTAGATGTTATTTATACAAATGAACCAATGGAAATAACAGAACCTCTCGTGGCGAAACATATTTTTGAATATAAAGTCAATCAAGCTGATATCGAATCTAATAATGGCGGTAGAGGTTTTTCAAGACAAATCTCTCATTATTTAACGAATACATATAATACGAATCACACAGTTATAAGACCATTCCATCAATCCAAAAATAAACAAGCTCGTATTCTTTCAAATGCGACATGGGTAATGGAACATATTTATTTTCCACAAAATTGGCACAATAAATACCCAGAGTTTTATAAAGCTATCACTTCTTATCAACGAGAAGGCAAAAATTTACATGATGATGCTCCAGATGCATTAACTGGCGTAGCTGAAAAAGTAAATGTATTACAACCTGTTTTTTCTTTTGAATAATAAAGGATTATTTATTTAATGAATACAACTGAACAATGGATAGACATTATACGTCAACATAAAGGTGTATCAGAACAAGAATTCGTTCAGTCAGAATTAGAACGTTTCTTGTCATCTACTAAACGACGTAAAATGCTTCTCTCCAGAAAATATTATTTAGGTCAGCAACAAGAACCTAAACATTTAGTTTATACAGACAAACAAAATATGCAAGATGCTTCTGGTATCATTCCTAATCATAAAATCATTAATAATTTATTCGATGATTTAGTAGACCAAAAGACAAATTATTTATTATCGCAACAAATCGACACACAAACAAGTGATGATATTGATGTAACTGATTATTTTAATCCTAGCTTCCAAAATCTATTAAAAGAATTAGGTAAAGACGTATATCAGTGCTCCATTGGTTATTTACACCCTTATATTAATGAACAAGGTGCTCTTTCTTTTAAACGCTTTAAACCAGAAAATGTAATTCCATTCTGGCACGATGAAGCACATAAACAACTCGATGCATTTATTCATTTTTATGATGTTGAAATATATCAAAGTGCTAATATCACGACAACAGAAACACACGTCGAATATTATTTACCAGAAGGCGTTCATTATTATATTTATTCTAATGGTCAATTAGCACCAGATACTTCTAAATTAAATACTGCTTATATTCATAAAAATGATATTTCTTATAATTGGTCTTCTGTTCCATTAATTTGGTTCAAGCCTAATTCTGATGAAACATTCTTATTAGACAAAATTAAAACATTACAAGATGCATTAAATCAAATGCTCTCTAATTTCGCTAATGTTATGTCACAAGATGTACATAATACGATTTTAATTCTTAAAGGTTATGAAGGTACAGACTTAGCTGACTTTAGATACAATTTAGCAAAACATGGCGTGATTAAAATATCTGGCAATCCAGAAATAGAAGGTGATGTACAAGCCTTACAAGTAAATGTAGATTCTACGAATTATACAACCATTATTAAAGAATTAGAAAGGGCTATTATTACAAATGGTCGTGGCTTTGATGCTAAAGATGACCGTATGACTAATAACCCTAATCAAATGAATATCAATTCTATGTATTCTGACATTGATTTAGATGCTAATGAAATGGAATCTGAATTTCAAGCTTCTCTACATCATTTAGTGGACTTTATTAATGCGTATCGTTCTCTTAATAATTTGCCTAGTATTGAATCTATTAATTTTATCTTTAATAGAGACTTACCTGTTAACCAACAAGACACAATTGATGCTATTAAAAACTCTGTCGGTATTGTATCTGAAAGAACATTAGTAGCTAATCATCCATTTACTGTGAATGTTGATGAAGAACTAGAACAGATTAAAAAAGAACGACAAGAAACACTACATCAAGATTATACCTACGAAGGTGAATAATGTACTGGGACGATAGATTTTTACAAACAAAAGAAGATGGTTTATCAGATGCACTACAAGAATTCAAAAAACTAAATTCCATAACTCAATATGCTCTTGAAAAGCAACTTTCACAAATACAGGCGTTCTATCAAAAATACGCAAATACTAATGGTTTATCGCTGCAAGATGCTAAGAAACAATTAACAGATAGAGAATTAAAAGCATTTAAATTAACCCTCAAAGAATACACAAAACTAGCACAACAAAAAAACTTATCCAATAAACAAATTAAATTATTAGATAATGCATCTATTCGTTCCAGATTATCACGCATCGAAGCCTTATGGGTACATACACAACAATTTGCAGAAGAAATGGCCGCTGATATAAATGCAGAAATGACTACTTTTTTATCTAAACAATATCAATCTAGTTATTATCAAGCAGCCTATAACACGCAATCTCTTATGGGTAACTACCAAACATTTAGACAAGTACCTAAAAAACAAATATTAGCAGCTATTCAAGAACCCTGGAATGCATTAAATTATTCGGAACGTATATGGAGACAAAGAGATACATTAATTATTAAATTACAGCAAGAAATCACACGTTCTTTCATTGCACAAGAAGCATCTGAAAGAACAACAGAACGTATTTCACAAGCATTTAATACTCAAACTTCTAATGTACGCAGATTAGTCGAAACAGAAACTGCTTATATACAAGAAAAAGCATTAGTTAATTCTTTCACGGAATTAAATGTTAAACAATATCAGATACTGGCAACACTCGATAAGCATACATCCTCTACTTGTAGGCATCTCGATAAAAAAGTCGTTAATGTATCTGACTGTAAATTAGGTGTAACTGCACCACCATTTCATCCTTATTGTCGGTCTACGATGATTCCTTATGTTGCATTACATACAAGAGCATCCAGACCAGACACTAAAACTGAATATATACCAGATATGAATTATCAAGAATGGGAAGACAAATATTTGAAATAAATATCTTGTCTTTTTTTATTGCTTAAAGACGATAAAGAACAAGCAATAGCAATTAATCCAATGTGAGATGTGACTCACGAAAATAAAACGAAACGTATTAATTAATTCAAGGAGTATTTTATCCATGACAAAAGAACAACTTCAAGCCCTTAATCTTACAGAAGAACAAATTAATGCCATTATTGAAGATTATGGCAAAAACTATGTATCAAAAGCACAATTCAACGAAAAAAACGATGCATATAAACAAGCCAAACAAGAAATTGAAAACCTAACGAATGATATTAGCACTTTATCCGAAGCTAATAAAGCGAATGAAGCATTGCAATCTCAAATTAAAGAACTTCAAGATGCCGCTACTCAAAGGGAAGCTGATTATAACGAAAACATTAAGAATATGAAAATTGATACAGCTATCACAAAAGCATTAAGTAAAAGCGGTGCTATGAATGAAACTATTTTAACTGGCTTATTAGACCGCACAAAAATAGCTATCGGTGAAGATAATACCATCACAGGTATTCAAGAACAAATTGTGGCATTAAAAGAATCTGACCCTTATTTATTTAAACAAGATTCTATTAAGGGCGTTGTTCCTGGTGATGCTACTCCTAAAACACATGACGGTATCACGAAAGAACAATTTAATAAAATGTCTTATCTTGACCGTGTACAACTCCAAGAAACTAACCCAGATTTATATTCTGAACTTTCTAATTAATTAATAAAAAGGAATTTAACTAACAATGGCAAACGAAACTAAATTAGCTAATCTTATTAATCCACAAGTTATGCAAGATATGGTATCTGCTGGCTTGCCTAAAGCATTAAAATTTACACAATTCGCAGCAGTAAATGAAAAACTTAAAGGTGTTCCTGGTGACACTATCACAATTCCAGTATGGGCTTACATCGGTGCAGCTGAAGATGTTGCAGAAGGTGCAGAAGTAACGACTACTACTATGACTGCTTCCACTAAAACTGTACAAATTAAAACAGCTGGTAAAGCAATCACTTTGACTGACAAAGCAGTTAACTCTGGTTTAGGTGACCCTGTAGGTCAAGCTACTCATCAATTATCTTTGTCTATGGCAGATAAAATTGATAACGATGTGTTGGCAGCATTGGCTACTACTACTTTGACAGCTACTTCTACTAAAGCTATTTCTTATGAAGGCGTTGTATCTGCTGTGGATAAATTGAATGAAGAAGGCAATACAGAAAAAGTATTGTTTGTAGCCCCTAGCCAAGTAACTACTCTTCGTTTGGACCCTAACTTCATTGACCGCAATAAATATAATGCTGACGTTATGATTAACGGTGAAATTGGTATGATTGCTGGCTGTCGTGTAGTTGCTTCTCGTCGCATTGATGATTCTAAAGCTAACATCGATAACTTCATCGTATGCTTATCTCCAGAAGTAGAAGACGGTACTCCAGCACTTCCAGCTGTAACTATTTACACTAAAGCTGAAGCTATGCTCGAAACAGAACGTCATGCAAAAGCATTGTCTACTGACGTTGTAGTATCTGCACATTATGCTGTAGGTTTGACTAACGAATCTAAAGTTGTTAAAGCAACATTCAAAAAATAATATAGGTTAACACATGGAACATATTAAAGAACTTATTCGTATGGCTACACATTTTAATGTAACGCCAGATTATGACAATGTTCTTCAATATATCTATGATTCAGAACGGCAATTTCTTTTGAATATTTTAAATGATGAAGAGTTGCCTTCTGAACTTAACCAATTATTAGATAAACGTGTAGCAGCAAGATTTATTGAGCATCATAAAGACACTATTTTACAATCTTCTGATTTACAGCCTATCTCTAAATTAAAAGAAGGCGACACAGAAATTGATTTTGATAGTGCTCATAATGCAGCTACTACTTTATCTACTCTTACATCTAAATGGTTATCACTAGAAGGTACTGATATTACATGTTATCGAAAATTAAGATGGTAGCTAGACAACATTACGAGCGGCTATATACCGATACATGTATTTTGACTGAACAGCGAAAAGCCATACAAGACCCTACGACAGGCATCATTACAAATGGCGAACTCGAAGAAGTGAGTTATCCTTGTCGGTTATCTTTTAAGACACTTCAAACAAATGATATCGTTAATAAATTACCTTCCGCATCACAAACTGTAGTTTTATTTATGTCTCCAGATATTGTGATTAAACCTGGTACTGATATTGAAGTGATTAGAAATAACAGACATTTTAAATATACAGCTGCTTCACAAGTAGCATTATATGACACACATCAAGAAATCCAACTCACGTTAAGGAGCAAGCATAATGGCTGATGTAACGATAGATTTATCTGGCTTCGATGAATTAATTAAAAGGACAGAAGCATTACAAAATAATCTTCCTTCTTTAAATGAAAATATCACAGATAATTTAGCACAGAATTATTTAGCACAAGCTATTGCAGCTACTCCAGTCGGTGAAGTAAACATATCACCAGACGGTAAATATCGTACACATTCTGAACATATGAGACGGTCCTGGGAAGCAGAACGTATTAATGATACGACTGTTAAAGTACAGAACACAGCATCGTATGCTTCATATGTAAATGATGGCCATAGACAACAACCAGGGCGTTTTATTCCTGTATTAGGTAAACGCTTAACTAAGTCATTCGTAAAAGGTCTACATATGCAAGAGAAGGCAGAAGCAGCTACAAGAAAAGCTTCTGACGGTATATTAAAGAACGCTCTCGATGAATATTTAGCATCATGGAGCAAATAATACATGAATTATATTAACGAAATACAAAAAGCAATAGCGACAGCATTATTTAATTCTTTTAATTATCCTATTTATATTGACGAAATAAAATCAGATGCACAATTTCCTTGCTTCGTCATCGAAACATTAAATACAGAACAGAAGCATTTACTAGATATTCGGTATGAAAGAAGAAATGACTTTGATATTATGTTCTTTATTTCTGACGATGACTATATTGAAGCACAACAGGAGCAAATTAATCCGATAACTGAAAGCCTTTATTTTGATTTAGAATATATCACATTATCTGATGGTTCTATGTTAAATGGTATTGATATGAGTCATCGAATTACTGACGGCATTCTACACTTTAAAGTGTCTTATGAATATCATATCTTAAAAGTACGTCATGATGCTGACCCTATGCTTACATTACATCAAAATCAAGAGGTGTCCAATGCCAAGAGCAAAAAAACTGATACAGATAATACAAACGTAGAAGAAGTAGTAGAAACTACTGCTCCTACTTTTACTCCAGAAGTAATTATGGCTTCTGACCGTTTTAGACAATATGCTGATTTAATTGCAGCTGTTATTGAAAATCGTGAATATAGTATCGAAGAAGTAGAACAACTTATTCAAGATACTCTTAATAAACCTATCGTAGAAACAATTAATGATTAATTAAAAAGGAGACTAACCCTATGGCTTTAGGTGGCGGTTACTGGCTTTTTCAAAATAAGACATTGCCAGGAGCATATATTAATTTCGTTTCCAAGAATAAAGCATTTGCTGAAGTTGTTGACCGTGGTTATGCAACTATGGCACTTTCTTTAGATTGGGGCGAAACAGGCAAAATCGTGCGTGTTGAACAAGAAGAATTCCAAAAGGATTCTGCTAAAATCTTTGGCTACGATTTTGCACATGAAAAAATGAAAGGTCTTCGTGACTTATTCATTAATACTAAAACATTATATTTATATCGTTTGAATTCTGATGCAGTTAAAGCACAATCTACTGTAGCAACTGCTAAATGTGGTGGTGTACGTGGCAATGATATTGCTGTCGCTATTTCTGCTGACATTAATGATGCTTCTAAATTCGTAGTGACTACATATTTGAAAACAGATGATGTAGTTAAAAAAGTAGATGAACAAACTGGTCTTTCTACACCTAAAGAACTCGAAGATAATGCATATGTAACATTTAATGAAATGTCCGCATTTACAGCACAAGCAGTTACTTATTTAACAGGTGGTACTAACGGCACAGCTGTACAAGCATCTGACTATCAAAAATATATTGAACTTATCGAACCATTCTATTTCAATGTATTAGGTTATACAGGTACAGATAATACAATTCAAAATTTATTTATCGCATTTGCTAAACGTACACGTGAAACGACTGGTCAAAAATTCCAAGTATGTCTTTATAATAACACTCGTGCTAATTATGAAGGCGTTATTTCTTTGGCTAACAAAGTAACAGATAGTGGTGCTGAACCTGGTGCTGGTGTATATTGGCTTACTGGTGCAGAAGCATCTTGTCCTATTAATAAATCTTTGACTAATAAAATTTATGACGGCGAATATAATTTCAACGTACAATACAAACAATATGAATTAGAACAATTCATTAAAACTGGTCAAATCGTATTCCATAATGTAGCAGATTCTGCATCTGGCAACGTAAAAGGTAACACTCGTTTGTTATCCGATGTGAATACTTTCACTGAATTCTCTAAAGAACGCACTAAAGACTTCGCTCTTAACCAAGTTATTCGTGTACTCGATAATTCCGCATATGATGTAGCTCGATTATTTAACAATTATTATTTAGGTAAAACGCCTAATGATAAAGATGGCCGTATTGCATTGTGGAACGATATCGTTAAATTATTCGAAGACTATGCTAAAGTACGTGCAATTAAAGAATTCGAATCCAAGGATGTAGAAATTCCTACCGAAGGCGACGAAAAGGGTTCTGTAGTCGTAAACTACGAAATTAATCCTACAGTTGCTATGGATAAATTGTATGCTACTTGCTACGTGAAATAAGGAGTTAAATAATGGCAGATAAAGCTCAAACTATGTTAGCAAAAGACGTTATCCGTGCAGTCGAAGCTCGTGCTTATATGACTATTAACGGTAAACGTCGTTTGTTACTTAATGCTAAAAAAGTCACTATTAAAGTTGATAAAACTAAAGAAGAAGTGGCTATTTTAGGCCGTATTAATAAAGGTAATAAATCTACTGGTGCTAAAGGTACTGGTTCTATGACAGTATACGATAATACACCTATCTTTACAGAATTAATGCTTGATTTTATGAATCATGGTAAAGATGTGTATTTTGACTTGCAAGTAACTAATGAAGATTCTGATTCTGCTGCTGGTTCTCGTACAGTTGTTATTAAAGGTGTTAATATCGACAACTTTGATTTAACTTTATGTGATGCTGATGGCAAATATTTGGAACAAGACGTAGACTTCACATTCGAAGGTCTTGAAATTCCAGAAAACTTCAAAGAACTTGATGGTATGCAAGCTTAAATTAATTATGTAAGTCTTAGATAAGGGGCCTCATGGCTCCTTATATTTTTATAATCAAGGAGATTAACCTCTATGGCAGATATCAAAAATATGTCTTTAAATGGATTCTTTAAATCTAATGCTAAATCTTTACCAGATGTAAAGGTAGTCGTATCTGAACGCTTTACTAATGAAGATGGCAGCCCTATTGAATGGGTATTGCATCCAATCAGTACTAAAAAAGTAGAAGAAATTACGAAACGCAATACTAAAACTACTATTAAAAACGGCAAAAAAGAATCTACTGTTAACGAAGAAAATCTTAACGCAGAACTTCTCGAAGCTGTTGTATTATATCCATCTTTGAATGATGCTGAATTGCAAGATTCTTATGGTGTATCCTCCGCCAATGAATTGCTAAGTGTTATGTTATATCCTGGCGAAACACAAGTATTAACAGCTGCGCTACAAGAAGTTATGGCTGGTACTAAAGCTAACGATATCGACGAATTAAAAAACTAATAGAGGAGAACCCAGAGGCATATCTCTACCATAGGGCCCTCCAAGATTTACATATACGTCCGCTCGAATTAAATTCTATGGATGAACAAGAACGCAATTTTATTTTTGCTTCCCTCGCCATACGAGAAAAGGAGCGTGACTACATTTCTAAAGAATTAAAACGCAATAAATCAGGAGTAGAATATGTCTATATTATCTAACACGATAAAGTTAAATAACGGTGTTTCTCCTGTTCTTAACAATATTAGTCAAACGGCTGGTACGGCATCAAATAGTATGTCAAATTTTGCTCAACAAGTTACACATACTGGTAATGCTGCTAATAAAACAAACGGTTCTTTATCGAATTTAAAATCTATCTTTTTAGGTTCTTTAGGAGCTAATATTGCAGCCGCAGCTATTCAAAAAGTCGGTGATGCTATTGGTCATGTATTCGACATGGCACAAGAGTTTTCATCTATACAAGCCAGACTCGGTTTAATAGTTGGTGAACAAGGTAACGTAGCAGCCTTAAATAAAGAGATTTATGAATCTGCAAGACGTTCTCGTACTGAATATGCTTCTATGGCTGAAACAGTAGCTACATTATCACAATCGGCTCACGATGCTTTCCCAGACCCTAAAGAAGCCGTCGATTTTGCTGAAAAAATTAACAAAGTCATGGCTATCGGTGGTACGACTGGCGTTAATAAAAAGAACGCTATGATTCAGTTAACGCAAGGTTTAGCTTCTGGTCAATTACAAGGCGATGAATTTAGAAGTATAGCTGAAAATGCTCCGATGATTGAAAACATCATAGCAAAAACTATGGGTGTTTCTCGTGGTGAATTAAAGAAACTAGCTTCTGAAGGTAAAGTTACGGCTGAAGTTATTAAGAAGGCTATGACAGACAATGCTGATGAAATTGAAGCAGCATATCGTAAATTGCCTCATACGTTCGCTGACTGGGCTACTGATATTAAATCGGTAGCAGAATATGCTTTTGCTCCATTATTCGATGCTGTTAATGAGTTAGCTAATTCACCAGAATTTAGACAATTTGTCGATAGCATAGAAAATAATATTCAGTACATAGCACCTATTATTAAAAATGTATTTAATGAAATATCATATGCATTTAAGCAAGTATTAACGACAGGTCAACAAGTATTTGGCTGGCTACAAGAAAATGCATGGTTCGTACATGGTGCTTTATTTGCATTAGCTACCGTAGCTCTCGTATATGCTGCTAACTGGTTAGTGGCTACAGCTTCTACCGTAGCAGCTACTGTTGCTCAATGGAGTTTAAATGCTGCTATGTTAGCATGTCCAGCAACATGGGTAGCATTAGCCATTATGGGTATCGTAGCTGCATTATATCTCGTTATCGACATGTATAACGAATGGACTGGTAGTACGTATACCGTAGTTGGTGTTATTGCTGGTGTATTCGGTGCATTATGGGCTATTATCTATAATCAAATTGCCTATATCTGGAATATCTTTATTATTTTCGCTAACTTTATAGCTACAGTATTTAATAATCCAGCAAAAGCTATTAAGAATCTATTTGGTAGCTTGTGGAATAACTTAGTCGAATTTGCTGTACAAGGTATTAATGCGATGCTAGACGTTATGAAGCAAGTACCATTCCTTAAAAAACTATTAGATGGTGTTGGTCATGTCGTAGCTTCCAGATTCCAAGTGCAAGTCGATGCTGGTCCTTTTGATGACTATAAAATGCAGTATAAAGATATTGGCGAAACAGCTGGTGCAGCACAATTAGCTGGCGATAGTTTAGTCGGCAAAATTAGCAATATTTTTAATCCTGGTCAAACTGACCCTAATAGTACTAATAATAGCTCTAATAACAATCAACGTGCAGCCGTATCCGATGCAGCTAAAGACACAGCTAAGAATACCAAAAAAACTGCTAAGAATACCGAGAAAACAGCTAAAGCATTACAATTAACAGCCGATGAAATTAATACGTTACATAAAGGCATTATGAACGATGCTATTAAGTCCTGGTCTCAAAGAACTATCCATTTAAATGTAACGAATAATAATACCATCGATTCTTCTGTTGATTATAACGACTTTAATACTAACTTCGCTGATGGTTTAGCTAATGCATTTAAACGAAATACTGGGGAGGCTTTAACATAATGTATTATTTTTATTTAGATAACCTCCAAATTCCTATTCCACCTAAAACACTTGATATTTCTTATAATAACAAGAATGAAACGGTGGATTTATTACAGACTGGTGAAGTAACGATACCTAAGCCATTAGGTTTAACAGAATATTCATTTGAAATATTGTTGCCTAATAGCAAATATCCTTTTAACCAATCTATGTTGGAAAAGGGCAAAAAAGCTGAATATTATGCTAAAAAAATACATAGTATGAAATTGGCTGGAAATCCTATTAAATTCACCGTAGTCCGTATGAAGCCTACTGGCGAAATGCTGAGTATGATAACAGAGCGTGTCACTATTGAAACTATGACCACTAAAGAAGACCATGATTATGGCTTCGATATGTATTTCACTATCACGTTAAAACAATGGCGTGACTACGGTACTAAAAAATTAGTCATAGAAGAAAATAAAGATGGTACTGCTAATGCATCCGTTAAGACAGAACGACCAACAGACAAAATTCCAGCTAAAGAAGTTAAATCTCCTAATGGTTTTAATAAAGCCACTTTACAAAGAGTGGTTAAACAACAATTTGGAGATACGAATAATCTATTTAAAATTGCCGCCTTAAATAAAATTGGTGTTCCATGTTATTTAGGTGCGACACAAGCTATTAGTATGTATGAAGAAGGAAGGGGAACAGATGCATGGATGAATCTCATTCTGAAAAAATAACACATGCTCCTCTTCGTGTTCAATACGAATTAATAGTGATGCATGATAGAAAAGACATGTATTTAATAGACCCACAAGACGGGGTTACGTTAGACCGTAGCCCTGACCTTGCTCCAGCTAAATTATCCTTTAAAGTATTTAAAGATGATAAGCTCGATATTCAAGAAGGTGACCTCGTTAATTTAAAAGTTAACGGTGAACTTGTATTCGTTGGTTATATCTTTGAGAAAAAGCGTAGTAAAGATAATTTTATTGAAGTGACTGCTTATGACCAATGTAAATACTTAAAATCAGAAGGCTATTATGTATTTGATGGTAAAAAGACTGCTTCTGAACTAATTAAAGCATTAGCTGAAGACTTAGCCATTAAATTAGGTGATATTACACCTACAACATATAAAGTTAACTATATTTATGATGGTAAAACGTATCAAGATATTATTCTGGATATGTTAAAACAAACCAGTCTATATTCGTCAGCTATACCTGTTATGAAGCCATTAAAGAAAAAGACCGATAGTAATTTTACAGGTCCTAATGGTACATATTATGAACAAAATGACATCGATTATTTAACATCTCATGGCTATAAACAAGAAGATGCCTTAGCAGAATTAGCTAAATCTCCTAAATATAAAGTGAAAACATGGGATAGTATGAATAATGCTAAAATGGCTCCACAGAAAAAAGAAACTGATTCTGACAAATTAGCTCCTAATGGAACCTACTACGAAAAGAATGATATCAAATATTTAACTGACCACGGCTACACAGAAGAAGCTGCTATAGCTGAATTAGCTAAATCAGATAAATATAAAAAACAAGAAGAAGATATGAAAGAACGTAAACCTGTATATGTGGCTTACGATGACAAAGGTCTATTAGTCGTTAAAGAATTAAATGACATGATAACCGATATTTTAATTGATGCTACACAAGTAGGCGATTATGAATATACGTCTTCTATTGAAGATACATTCACACAGATATTAGTAGTGCGTGAAGCGAATGTTATGAAAGATGGCAAAAAAACTAAGGAATTTTTACGTACTGGTTCTGCATCTGCTAAAAATGAAATAGCTAAATGGGGTGTACTCCAAAAGGTTATTAAACCAGATGATAAAAAAACTAATGTTATTGAATTTGCTAAAAATAAATTAGAAACATTAGCTAGAAAAACACATACCTTACGCTTAAAAGATTGCTTAGGTCATACAGAAATACGCCCTGGTTCTGGTATCTGGCTTAATTTTAATATTGGTGACCAAATTATTAATGAATTAGTATATGTGCAAGCCGTCACTCATCATTTTAATAATAATAAACATGTAATGGATATGGATATCTTGTACTTCGATAAACAAAAACCAGAAATTACTGTTGTCGATAATGGTGATGAAGAAATTAGAAAGAGAATTCAAGCTATGAATAAAAAATCTGGTGGTGCTTCTAAGGGCTCTGGTGCTTCTGGTAATGCATCTGCTACTAATGCTGGTGTGCAAGCTGGCTTTGACTCTATTGAAGGCACTTCTTCTCCTTATGGTGATGTAGGCTGTGTTGATAGAGCTACAGCTGGTGGTTCTTACTACAATAGTGATTTAGCTGATGCTTATAACCAAGGTATTAAAGATGTACCTGGCTTAAAAACATTTATGTCTGGCCGTGGTTATGCTATTGAATCCTATGATGGTACAGCTAATCCTGGTGATATTTTAATTTATGATGGCGATGAACATGTCGTGATTGCAGATGGTGCTGGTGGCTGTGTCGGTAACAGTACGAAAGTTGGTTCTGTTATTCATTATTCAGACGTTAATTATGCATATCATAATGGAACACCGCCTACTCATATTATTCGAACAGGTGTTAAATAATGGACAATGATTTCAATAAAATACTTAACATTATTAAATCAGCGGCTGTAACTGCTGTAGAAAATACGAAACCAGCTACTATGTTAGTCGGTGTAGTCGTATCTGAATCACCTCTTCAAATAGCACTCGATTCTACATTAATTATTCCAGAAGAACGCATCATGTTAACTAAAAATACATGTGAATGGACGATGGAAATGTCTGTAGACCATATCACAGAAAATAGAAGTGGTGGTGGTGGTTATGCTGAATTTGCTAGTCATAATCATGAATATAAAGGTAGAAAAAAATACTTAGTCCATAATCAATTAAAAAAGGATGATTTAGTATGGCTATTTCAAGAAACTGGTGGTCAACGCTATATAGCCATTGACCGTGTATATAATCCAAATGAAGGGTGTACTACTAAATAATGGCACTAACTCCTATGTCTAGTTATAACCAGCTTGATAGCAGCTTAGTTATGAAACGACAAACATCGAATACTTTCAGAGTCAGATACGAAGATGATTATAAATTAATCGGTATGTGTGATGACTATGAAGCCATGAAACAAGCTATCTTTAAAATAATTAATACAGAACGCTACAAATATTTAATTTATGACTGGAATTATGGCATCGAATTAAATGATTTAATTGGTGAACCTATTCCTTATGTCTACGCAGAAATTCAAAGACGTATTACAGAAGCATTATTGGCTGATGACCGTATTGAAAAAGTATATGATTTTGAATTCTCTAATAACGGTGGCGATGTATTGTGTGTATTCTCGTGTGATACTGTGTATGGCACGATTAATGATATATATAAAGAGGTAACAGCCTATGTACGAAAATAAAACTTACGAAAATATATTAGCTGATGCCTTATTTAGAACGGAAACGAAATACGATAAACGACAAGGGTCTATGATATATGATTCTTTAGCTCCATTTTCTTTTGAATTAGCTGAAGCCTATATTATGGCACAAGTCATTATGAGACAAACATATGCTAAAACAGCTGACAGAGCATTTTTAGCATTAAGAGCTGTCGAATTTAATATCGTACCTCGTGAAGCTACGGCAGCTGAAGTAAAAGGTGTATTTGATAGAGCTGTTGATATTGGTACTCGTTTTAATTTTGAAGACCTTAATTTTAGAGTCACAGAAGCCATTGATTTGTCTAAAAATGAATTTAAATTAATCTGTGAAACGCCTGGTGCGAAAGGTAACTACTGTATCGGTCGTATCACTCCTATCAATAGTATTCCTGGTTTACAAAATGCTGAAATTAAAGAAGTATTAGTACCTGGTCAAGATGAAGAAGATACAGAAGCCTTCAGAGAAAGATATATTCGTGCATTAAAATCTAAAGCTTATGGCGGTAATGGTGCTGACTACAAAGAAAAGGTACTATCCGTGAATGGTACTGGTGGTTCTAAAATTTACCGTTGTTGGAATGGTGGCGGTACAGTCAAAATTGTCTTAATTAATAACGAATTTAATAAACCTTCTGCTGAACTCGTTAAAGAAGTACAGAATGTATTTGACCCTACACCTAATCAAGGTAAAGGTTATGGTTTAGCTCCTATCGGTCATACAGTCACAGTAGAAGCGGCTGAAGAAGTAGTTATTAATTATGAAATTCCTGTCACTATGACTGCTGGCCACGAACCTAATGAAATTCAAGAAGATTTAACGAAGAAAATTGAAGAACGTTTAAAGGTACGTCGTAAAGAATGGACGACACAAGATGAAAACCAATTCTTAACAGTACGTACTTCTATCGTGACTTCTTTGGCTGTTGATTTAGATAAAGTCATCGATGTAGGCGATATTAAAATTAATGGTAAAACCGTTAAACGTCTCGATTTAAAACCTAATCAAATTCCTAAACTCGGTACTGTTACATTAACGAAAGGCTAATTTATATGGCTATTTTCGATAACTATACACGCATTATTGACTTATCAGAATTTGCAGTACCTGTATCTGGTAACGTACAAGAAATGCAAGAAATATATCGTGTCGAAAGTATTGAAATGCAAGCCTTATGGAATACGATGGTCGAAATTTTCAGAGAACAGTTTATTATGACTGCTGAAAGTTTCGGCTTATCACAATGGGAAGAAATTCTCGATATTATTCCAGCGGTAGACGATACTATCGATGATAGACGATTTAATATATTGCTGGCATTAGCTGGTCAACGTCCTTACACAGAAATTAAATTAAGAGAACTGCTTGATGGTATCTGTGGTAAAGGCAATTATCAAATTATTGAAGACTATAAGAATTATAACGTGCACTTTAAAGTATCATTAGGTGTTAAAAAACAACGTGATGCTGTATCTAAATTGCTTAAAGATTTAATTCCTATGAATCTAATGTATGATGTGGATTTATTGTATAACCGTCATATAGATTTAAGTCGGTATACACATAAAGAACTCGCACAATTTACTCATTTTGTATTGAACCAGGAGGTCTTACCTAAATAATGGCTACTTATACTAAAAATATTAACTTACTTAAACCAGCCGAAACAGAAAAATATGATGTAAACCTTCGAAATGATAACTGGGATAAAATCGATAAAGCTATCGGTGATACATCAGATGCTATGAAAAAGCATAAAGAAGCTAACCCTATTGACCATCCAGATGGTTCTGTAACGACTCCTAAATTAAGAGATAAAAATGTTACGACTGAAAAATTAGCTGACAAATCTGTTACTGCTGCTAAATTAGCTGATGATATTAATGACAAACTAGATAATAGCTACGTTAAAAAATCTGGCGATACTATGACTGGTAATTTATCCTTTGATGGTAACCACGGCATTAGTATTAAACGAAAAGCTGGCGGTGGCTATCATACTATTACAGATGGTGGTGTGACTGATGGCCAAACCAATCTTGATTTAGGCAATACACAATATACACAAGAAACCAATTTGTGTTGTTATAATCGTCCTGGCTGGTACGGTAAAAATAAAAGCACAGACTTTAATCCACTTGTTGTATTTAGTGATTTAGGTCAATATACGCAAAATAGCTGGCGTGTTAGACCAGAACTTACTCCATTAATTAATTGGGAGCAAATGAAAATAGATAATGGTGGCAATGATGTACGAAACATAACTGTTAATCATACTGGTGGTCGTGAACGTGCATATGGTGGTGATATGGAGTTATTAACTCGAAAATACAAGTCACCTGGGAATGGCACTATTGTTATGAAGCAATCGTATCGTAATTTTGATGCTATCTTAATTAGACGATGTAATGATGATGGCTTTCAACAACCACCACGAATTATTCCGACATGGCTCCTTGATTATCAATTTGTAAGTGGCTCCAACGTGAGTTTATTCCATGAAGATATAGGCTGGAACTTGCTTCCATTTAATAGGCCACCAGAATATGGTGCTAATATTAATCCTTCTACCGAATTAATCTGGCAAACATGGTGGCAAAATTGCGGCATTATTGAAATTTATGGCATTACATATAAACCATACAGTGATAATAATCAATAAAGGAGCTAATAATGGAACAAGTTAAACGAAAAGATGAAACATTATATATTGGCTCTGATTTTAGTCGTGCATACGAAATTAAAGGCGATATTGATTTGGCGAATGCTAAAGCTGTATGCAAAATCAGAGATAAAAATGATGAATTCTTAATTGAAGCTAATACAAGTATTCAAGATAATCGTATTTATATCAATATTAGCTCTGGACTAAGTCTAAAAATACCTAGAGATATTAAACAAGGTAAATACGACATATTTATTATCGGCAAAACATATACCTATAAAATTATGATGGGTAGCATCACATTTATTCCAGACGTTAGTATGCATTAGGAGATTAAGATATGGGCGAACATATACAAGTTATTCCAATTATATTACAGTCACCTAAAGCTACAGAACTATCAATTCCAGGTATGCGTGGTCCTAAAGGTGACCCCTTCAGATATGAAGACTTTACACCAGAGCAATTAGAAGCTTTAAAAGGGCCTAAAGGCGATAAAGGTGAAACTGGCGAACAAGGTATCCAAGGCGAACAAGGTAAACCATTTACTTATGCAGATTTTACAGAAGAACAACTAAAAGCTTTAAAAGGACCAAAAGGCGATACTGGTCCTAAAGGCGATAAAGGTGAAACTGGTGAACAAGGCCCTCGTGGTGAAACTGGTGAGCGTGGCGATATTGGTCCTGTAGGCCCTAAAGGTGATGCATTCACTTATGAAGACTTTACGCCAGAACAATTAAAGGCACTTAAAGGTCCTAAAGGTGATAATGGTGATATCGGTCCAGAAGGTCCTCGTGGTAAAGATGGAAAACCATTTACTTACGATATGTTTACACAAGAACAATTAGAGGCTCTAAAAGGCCCTAAGGGCGATACTGGTTTAACAGGACCGAAAGGTGAACCATTTAGATTTGAAGATTTTACTCCAGAACAGCTTGAAAAATTAAAAGGTCCTAAAGGTGACCCTGGCACTGGTGGTAATGTAGATTTATCTGCTTACGCTACTAAAGAAGATGCCGATAATCTTTACCTAAAAAAAGGAGATTTCGGAAATTATCTTACTACGATAGGTGACCCTAAATATGCACTTAAAACAGAGCTAGATAATTATGTATCTAAAACAGATGCCGAAGCCGCTTATAGTAAAAAATCTGAACTAAATGACTATATAAAGAAATCTGAAATTAATCAATATACATCAAATGTACAGCTTACACCAGAACAAATTGAAAAATTAAGAGGTCCTAAAGGTGATGATGGCAAACCGTTTACTTACGATATGTTTACAGAAGAACAACTCGAAGGACTTAAAGGTCCTCGTGGTGAACAAGGTCCTCAAGGTAACGATGGTCCTCCTGGTCCTAAAGGTGAACGTGGTTTAGCCGGTCCTCCAGGTGAACGTGGTTTTACTGGTCCTCAAGGCGAACAAGGTCCTAAAGGCGAAGACGGTAAATCATTTACATACGATATGTTTACTCCAGAACAGCTAAATGCATTAAAAGGTCCGGCTGGTGAACAAGGTCCTCCAGGTCCGCAAGGTCCTCCAGCCGATATATCTCGATTCGTTATTAAGACCGACTTCCAATTAATTATCGACGAATTAAAGAAGATTAACGGAGGTATTTAATTATGCCAGAACAACATGTCGAATCAGTATTAGCCGAACTAAAGAAATTCGAGACTCTCATTACAAGAATAGGCGACGCTATCATAGAAAAAGGCGTTCAGTCTCGTCGTAAATTATATTATTTTGCCGAAGAAATTAAGCGAATTAAAGGTTTTCCTTATAGTGATACTATGTTAGTCTCTATTTCTAATGCTATTAACTTAGGGCTTACCGATGAAGAAGTTACGAAAGCTATTGCCGAATTTACAACTAGCAAGGCAGAAATTAATCTTACAGAAACTGTTATACCTATTAATAAATATAAAGATAATAAAACTATTAAGCCGATTCATGTTTATTTCCGTGTAACTGCGATAGATAATCAAGCTTTTAATGGTAGCAATCTAAAAAAAATTACTGCTCCGCTAGTTACTAAAATTGCTATGAATGCTTTTGAAAATTGTAGTGAATTAGAAGAATTAAGTTTAGGTAGCTATAATTATAAACCTGGTTTAAATACTAGCTTCAGCCTAAAAAATTGCCCTAAAGTCAAGAAATTAGTGCTTGGCAATAATTCTGAAATTACTCCATCTGATTATACGTCTAAACTATCTTATTCTAGTAAATCTATTGAAATTTATACTGCTGATGGTAAAAAATACAATAAATCAACTTATAGGTTTGAGTAAGGAGCTAAATAATGGAACAAATTAAATTTGCTGGTATTCCTTATCTACATCTCGATGTATATCAAGGTCATGACCATGTGTTTAATATTCAAGTCGAAGATGACAGTACAAAAGAAATTATCAGATATATAGAAGGCAATATCACATGTAAAGTACGACGTAATTCGCCACAGGACGGTGTCGTACTTTCTTTTATGCCTACATTTAATACTGATACAAATTGCATCGACTTATTAATTAATAGTGAAGATACATCTTCTATTATGTTTAGCCACGATAATATTCAAGAAGAAACATTCTATTATGATGTACGCCTCACTCACAATAAAAAAGATGAAGTAATTTGTTATGGTGATATGACAATTAAGGCTGGTGTGAGTCTATGATTAAAATAAATCGTGGTCAAAATAAAAATATAGTGCTTTCTAAAGAAGCATTGAAAGAAATTCGTGGTTTATCTGCTTACGAAATTGCTAAACAAGAAGGCTTTACTGGTACCGTCGATGAATGGTTAGCGTCGTTAAAAGGTGCTAAAGGTGATAAAGGCGATACGTTTAAACTATCTGATTTAACACCAGAAGAATTAGCTAAGATTAAAGGACCTCGTGGTGAGACTGGTTATAGTGGTCCACAAGGTCCTCAAGGCATTCAAGGTATTAAAGGTGATAAAGGTGATATTGGACCTAAAGGCGATATTGGCTTAACTGGCCCTAAAGGCGAACAAGGTATTCAAGGCGTACAAGGACCACGTGGCGAACAAGGTCCTCGTGGTATTCAAGGTAAAGATGGTAAATCATTTACATTAAGTCATACCTATTCTACCGTAGATAAAATGAATGCTGATGCTGACAATATTAATGAAGATGAATTTGTAGCTATCACTGATGGCCATATTTATCAAAAGGATAATGGCGTACTCGTTGAAGTATTAAATATCCGTGGTCCACAAGGTATTCAAGGTGAACAAGGTATTCGTGGTGAAGTTGGTCCTAAAGGCGAACAAGGTATTCAAGGTCCTGTAGGTCCTAAAGGCGATGCCTTTAAGTTTAGTGACTTTACGACAGAACAACTTGAATCTATTAAAGGCCCTAAAGGCGACAAAGGCGAAATCGGTCCAGAAGGTCCTCGTGGTATTCAAGGTCCAGAAGGTCAACGTGGTGTACAAGGTGAACGTGGTCCTATTGGTCCACAAGGTATTCCTGGCTTAACTGGTCCAGAAGGTCCAAAAGGCGAAAAAGGTGATACTGGTAAAGTTGGTCCAGCTGGTCCTAAAGGCGATGCGTTTACTTTTGAAGATTTTACGGAAGCACAATTAAAATTATTAATTGGTCCACAAGGTCCACAAGGTGAACGTGGCATTATTGGTCCAAAAGGTGAACAAGGTGATATTGGTCCTCGTGGTCCTAAAGGTGATAGAGGTGAACCATTCTCTATCTATAAATCTTATCCATCTATTGATGCTATGAATGCTGACGTAAACAATATTCCTTTACATAATCTAGTCATGATTAGCACTGATACGAATAATGAAGATAATGCTAAATTATATCTAAAAGAAGAAACTGGCTTAACATTCTTCGTAGATATTAGTGGTGCACAAGGTATTCAAGGTCCGCAAGGCATTCAAGGTCCACAAGGTAAACCTTTTACATATTCTGATTTTACAGCTGCTCAATTAAAAGCAATAACTGGTCCTAAAGGCGATAAAGGTGAAACTGGAGCCAAAGGTGATAAAGGCGATGCTTTTAAATATAGTGACTTTACGGCTACTCAATTAAATGGATTAAAAGGTCCCAAAGGTGATACTGGTTTAACAGGTCCGCAAGGTCCTCGTGGTGAACAAGGTATTCGTGGTGAAACTGGTCCACAAGGTCCTATCGGTAGAGCTTTTGTATATTCTGATTTTACACAACAACAACTCGAAGCATTAAGAGGTCCACAAGGTTTACAAGGTCCTATTGGCTTACAAGGTGTAGCTGGTCCGATTGGTCCTCAAGGCAAAGGTGGTTTAACGCCAGAAATTGCTTTTACTCTCGAAGAAAATGGCGACTTATATGTCGATATTAGTTACAAGGAGCGTACATAATGGCAAAAATTAGATTAGGCAATTTAAAAGGTCCTAAAGGCGACAAAGGTGACCCAGGTCCTCGTGGTCAACAAGGTATTCAAGGACCTCCTGGCACTGCTGAAAATATTGATTTGACTCCTTTTGTTAAAAAAACAGAAGGTGCTACATTAACTGGTCAGTATACATTTACTAATAATACGCCTATTAAATTAAATGGCTATAATATCGTATCTGAAAATAACCGTATTTTATTTAAAAATGCAGATAATAATAATGTATTTGCCTTCGATGCTAATACCATCACACATAACGATAAATCTTTATTAACACAAGATAAAGCTAATACGTTATATGCTCCTATCGGTGATTATGCATTAAGAACAGCATTAAATTCGTATGCCACTAAGACAGATTTAAATAATTATGTGACTACGGCAAATGCTAATACTACATATGCAAAAAAGACAGATTTAAATAGTTATGCTACGACAGCTAGTTTGAATAGCTACTTAACAACAAGTACTGCTTCTAGCACGTATGCTTCTAAGACTGATTTAAATAGCTATGTGACTGCAAGTAATGCAAATAGCACATACGCTAAAAAAACAGATTTAAGTGATTATGCTACTACTGCTAATTTAAATAGCTATGTCACTACAACTAATGCTAACAACACTTATTTAAGCAAAACAGATGCATCTACTACGTATGCTGCTAAAACAGCATTAAATAATTATTTATTGAAAAGTCAATACGATACTGATATGAATTCTTTATTAACAGCATTTAGAAACGTTAATAACTAAGGAGAATACTATATGGCAATACAAGATTTAATTAATGAAGTGAATAGTATTCAAACTAAAAAACAAGCTATTAAAGAAGCTATCACGGCTAAAGGTGTAACTTCCGAAGGTAAATTGAGCAAATTTGCTGACGAAATTAAACAAATTAGCACTGGCGAACCTTACTGGTGTGTATTAAACAGATACAGACTTGATAACGGTAAAGAAGGTGTATGTGCTAGAACTAATTTAGATAAAACTAGCTATTATTTTGCAGCTTCTAATAGTCAAAATCAACTTCTCGAAATATACCCAGATGGTTATATACGAACTATGAATGGTAGTGCTTTTTCAAAAAAAGAACAAGCCTGTTGTTTCATAGAACCATCTAGTCATCGTTCAGACGATGGTTTTGATAACGTTGATAATGCGTACAAAATTTTAGATACGTATGCAGCTGATAAATCTTTCACTTTCACTGACTTCAAGAACTATAATCAATATTTAAGACCATACAAAGAAAATGTTTTAGTAAATCATAATGCTGTATATATTAGTACTACCTGTAAAGATGATACTCGTTTCGGCGACATTACAGATAAATTAGATACCAATAATAGCAGCCTAATGTTTTATCCTAATGGCACTAGCGAACCTATTGAATATGTAACTAAAATCGATAGTACTACTTTTATTCAAATGGCTAAAAGTGAAGACTTCAGTAAAGCTGGCTTTATAAAAATAGGGAATGAAACACCCAAAATAATCGATTTATTTTGTGAACGTATATTTGGAAAAAATAAAATGGGTACTGATTATTCAAGACTCCTTTATGGCATCTATAATAATACAGCTCGTTATGACAGCTTACCGTTTGGTAATTATATGTGGTTATCTGCAAAAGAAAGAATATTGGTAGCTGTATTTATAGGCATTAATTATGTTGTCGATATAAATGGCAATAAAAAGAAGAATATTGAAATCTACCCTTATTTAATATATGACAATGGCCATTTTGTTAATCCTAATGATGGCGATGCTATTGAATTGTATTTTAATATTTCTCAACAAGGTCAAAAACAGCTACAACAAGCTTCTAGTACTAAATTCTTCAGAAAACAAGTATTAGCTGCTAATGGCACACCAGAAAAGGCAACTAATAAATTCTTGAATGGCCAAGATGCATTGTTAGAATTTAAGGCTAAGAAAAATAACACAGTTAATGGCAATACACAAAATAATTTGTTTGCGTCAAATGGACAAGCCTCTGGCTCGGTACAATCAAATAAACACAATGGATTTTATTATAGAAACCCTGGTTATCTTAATTGCATTGGTATAGAAATATCTAATGATATTATGTCTAATAACAAAGTGTCTGGATTTATTCGGCTAAATGACAATAATAGCGATATTCGGCGTGTTGATTTTGAAGCGGTTACAGATACAACATTCACAGTTAGTTCTTCTACTCGCAACTGTTATGCAGCTACAGTATTAACTAAAGGCGTATCTCCAGACGATGATAGGGTAGTAGTTGCCTTTATTAATAGAGATAGTAATAAAAATAAATTCTATCGAATTAAAGATAAGGCAAATGGTACATACATAACAAATAGTTTATTTAATGAGACTCCAACAAATAGTCAACTTTATATAACCACAAATGCAGATACGACTAACTACATTAACGCTAACACATTAACTAATATCTGGACTGAAATTAATAGTTTAAATAAAGACGATTTTGAAGCATATTCTGAAAGATTAGCATAAAAGGAGACCATATGACTACAGCAGAAATTATAATGGCTGTGATAGCCACATTCACATTTATCGGTGGCGTATTAAAAGGTGTCCACGAATTCGAAAATGACCGTGCTGATAGAAAAGCATTTGAAAAGCGAATTATAGCCGTGCTCGAAATGATTCAAGGTCAATATGCTGAAATCTCAAAACAGATTGAGGCTTCTCGTGAAGACAGACGTTTACTTGACAAACGTATCGGTATTCTTGAAGAAGCCCTTCGTTTAGAACACGCACGTATTGACAGCATGAATTCCAAAATCGAAGCATTATATATTAAATTTAAATAATAAGAGAAAAGAGGCCGTACTGGCCTCTTTTTATTATGCTTATTATTTTTACATATAAAGAAGGTTATTTATGTTAAATAACGATAAATTACAAGCTATGATTCAAGGAATAGCTGTAGGCGGTCTTGTCGTTGCATTAATCATGTCTATTATTTATGACCGCACAGAATTATCTACGAATATAGCTTCTGGTTTAGTCGGCTTCATAGGTGGAGCTGCTATTATACGAAAAGGTGATGACAAATGGCATTAGGTGATTTAAGTGCATCTTACGAATCTAACGGTAACCCTGGCTGTGTTAGTACAGGTGCTGGTGATTTAGGTGGTATTTCTTATGGTGCATATCAATTAGCTAGTAGTGTAGGTAGTGTCGATGCTTTCATTCAATGGGGCATTAATCAAGGTGGTTTTTACGCTGACTATGCAAATGCTCTTAATCAATACGATATTAATAGCGATGCTTTTATTCAAGAATGGAAAAGTCTCGCAGAGACAGATTATAATGGCTTCTTGCAAATGCAACACGATTATATTAAATCTGAGTACTACGATACAGCATGTCGTTATTTAGCTAATAATGGTTTTCATGCTGATAACCATTCAGATGCATTAAAAGATGTTATCTGGTCCAGAGCTGTACAATATGGCCCTGGTAATGTAGTTGATTTATTTAATGAAGCATTAAGATATGTACCTGGTTATACAAACGAATGGAATTTATCCTGGGTAGATGCATTACGTTTCGATTATGATTTAATCGTAGGCGTATATGAATCTAATAAAACAGATGAATGGATATCTGATTCGCTTAGCGAAGATGTATATGAAGGTGTCTATAGTCGTATGGAAGAAGAAAAGCAAGAAGCACTCGCTATGTTTACAAAGGAGATACAATAATGAACCCTATGGTACAAACTATTATTAATGATGCAGTTGAACTAGCTAAAGAAAATGCTATTTCTATTTTAAAGAATTTGAATGCTGAAGATATTCATAAACTCGTAGAAGCAGAAATGGTCAGTGTTATTAATCCATTAGAAGACGAAATCAAAACAACTTCTTCTTATTGGGTTAAAATTAGAAATCGAATGTATGTTCTATTATTAAAAAATAGTGTGAACAGTATCGTTAAAAGTGTAGAAAATAAAATACGTACTTTTTAAGAGTTATAGCCCTGGTTATTATGACCAGGGCTTTTCTTTTTATATACGATGTGATATTATGAATACAATATGAAAGTGTGTTGTATTTTATAAGGAGCATGTATTATGGGAGCTGTTATTGGAATCGTTATTTTTATTTGGATACTTTGGGAGATTGTAGATTGGGTTACGCCTAGTGCACACGAACGACTAACTAAGGTTTTAGAGGAAATATATGAAGACTTAAATAGCGTTTCAGAAGTAGTAGAAAAATTACCTAATGGTTTTCGTTGGACTACTCTTTTATTAGGCAATAAAATCGATACAGATATCTACATAACGGCAGAAAAAAAAGAAGACATAAATAAAGTGCTCTGGTCTAAACTATATGACGAAAATGACTATAAATCTGGCATACTTTTCCGTTTTATGCTTCCAACGGCAGAAAATGCACCCACTTTAGATAAAATAGCCATAGAATGGGCAAATGACTATGCTGCTACTATATGTGACCCAAGAAAAGTTCGGCCAGTTTTCAGCAATCTCATAAAAAAGAACGATAAAGTGTACTTAGAGCTCAGTATTTTTGTCCCGTTAGATGGCGAAGATGTTAATGGAATAAGAGATGAATTTAAAGACCATAGCAGGTATGAAGTTATAAAACACCTTACACTCAGTTGTTTTGAACAATGTTTTGAATTTATAGACGTTCACAACGAATATAGAGGTATTAAATAGTTTCCCCTTCAGTTTCCCCTTAGCTATATATAATAGTATATATATAGTAGTTATCTATATTAATTGTTTAAAATCCCACCCTCTCCGCCATTCAATTTTATACTTATAGTATCAAAAGCAGTACTACTAGACGTATGACTGGCCGCTTGGCTATTGCCACTCTGTGCCTTAACGTTAGTAGTACTGCTTTTTTGTATGCTTTATTAATAGATAACCTTAATTGTCACTACATTTGCAAGTGGCTAGATAGATACTTCAGCAAGTAACTAGCACATATAAAAAAGACGGTATTCGCAGTACCGTCTTTTTTCTTTTGCATTAAGCAATGTTAGTTATTCATTTCCTTAGTCAATTATTATAGTACATCGGATACTTAATTTTGTAAAGTATTAGATATTCACTCATTATGTTTGAAAAACTCTTTCTATTTATAGTATGATAGCTCTATATGTTATTTTTCTATAGAAAGGAGCTCGT